CTCCATCTTCTCTAGATGCACCCCCTGCTCCTGATGGATTCAGGTACAGATGGATCAGAGCTGAATCGATGGGATTCGACGATTCTAAAAACGTACAAGGTCGTTTACGATCTGGTTATGAATTAGTAAGAGCCGAAGAAATCGAAAACGCTTCTGACTACCCGGTTATAGAATCGGGAAAATACAAGGGGATGATTGGGGTTGGTGGCCTTTTGCTTGCAAAGGTAACTGAAGAGATCGCACAAGCTAGAACTGATTACGTTAAAAAACGTGCTGATGGTCTAGATGAAGCAGTAACAAACGATCTTATGAGAGAGCAGCATAAGAGTATGCCTATCAATGTTGATAGACAAACTCGTGTAACTTTCGGTGGTACAAAGAAGTCCTAATTAGGAATTCGTGGGTTAATCCCTACTATCGATTTTAATAATAACCGTTCATAGGTGATACTATGAACATTTAGGAGAACGACAAACTATGGCTAACACTAGTACAACAGGGTATGGTTTTAGAGCTATTGAGACGCTTGGTAATGTACCAGCAACTCAAGGGCAATCTAAATATCAGATCCTTTCAGGTTTGGGCGTGAGAATCCTTAAGAACGAACCAATTGGACCACAAGACAGTTCAGGTGACGACGGCTACATGCAAAGTTTAGCCCCGGCTACTATGGACGATGGTGGAACAGGTGGAGCTTCTTGGGATGCTGACACAACTACTCCAGAAGTATGTGTAGGAGTTTCAAACGGCGTATTTTACGTTGATGGAACTACAAGTAAACCTACATGGTCAAATTCTGTAGCAGCGAGTCAGACTTTCGCAACAAACCCAAATACAGGTAACAGCAATGGTTGGGTATTCGTTAATGATAACCCGTTTCAAGAGTACATGGTAAGATCCGATGCAACAATGACATCATTGGCAACGTTTCAAGCTGACTGCTTAGTAGTTAGAATGAATCAGAACAATGGTGGAGCTGGTGTATCAGGTCAGTCCACAGCTACTCTAAACTACGCGGCAACAGACACTGATGGCCACATGTGGAGAATGATTCGTACTGCAGAAGTACCAAATCAGGAAGACGTGGCGGCTGCCGGTTGTGATGTTGTAGTAGTTATGAACAACAGGGCTAATCAATTCCTAAGAGACGTATAAGGAGAATAATACATGGCAATATCACGAGCACAATTAGTAAAAGAGCTTGAGCCAGGTTTGAATGCCTTATTCGGACTGGAATACAAGCGATACGAAAACCAACACGCTGAAATCTACAACGTAGAATCTTCTGACAGAGCTTTCGAAGAGGAAGTAATGTTATCAGGATTCGGAAACGCACAAGTAAAGGGCGAAGGTCAAGGTATATCATTTGATGATGCACAAGAGACTTTCACAGCTCGTTACACGCATGAGACAGTAGCATTAGCATTTGCTATAACTGAAGAAGCTATCGAAGATAACCTCTACGACAGACTTGCTTCTAGATATACAAAAGCTTTAGCTAGATCTATGGCGAACTCAAAACAAGTGAAAGCAGCAGCTCCACTAATCAACGGACTTCCTTCAACGGATGCCTTTGATTCTGGTGATGGTGTTTCTTTGTTTAACACTTCGCACACTACATTAAGTGGATCATTTGCGAACACATTAGCAACTCAAGCTGACTTAAATGAAACTTCATTAGAACAATCTCTAATCGATATTGGAGAAATGACTGATGAGAGAGGTCTTTTAATCGCAGCGAAAGGTGTTAAAATGATTGTTCCACCTGAAAACCAATTTAATGCAGAGAGATTAATGAAGTCTCAAGGCAGAACTGGTACAGCTGATAATGATATCAACGCTGTCAACTCAATGGGTATGATTCCTCAAGGATACAGAGTGAACAACTACCTAACTGACGCTGACTCTTGGTACATCATCACTGATGTTCCTAACGGCATGAAAATGTTCGTTAGATCTCCATTGTCTACAGCAATGGAAGGCGATTTCGATACTGGAAACGTTAGATACAAAGCTAGAGAAAGATACTCATTTGGAGTATCTGACCCTAGAGGTATCTTTGGCGTAGAAGGTGCGTAATTAATTAAAGTGTGGCGGCCTAAAAACCGCCACATTTTCTACATAAAGTAAGAAATTAGACTATGAGAGACTTCAAAGTAATCATTATTGCCTACGGCTACAGAACTGCCTTCATTATTAAAGCTGAAGATAGTGCCCAATCTATAGAGAACGCTATAGTTGACAAGTTGGGAGAAAATAGTGTAAAGTGGGACACAACGGGATTTTATGACAAAAGTCGTAAATGGATAACCTATGAGGAGGTTATAAATGATCGAGGACCTATACAAACAAAAAAAGTCCTTGGAGTTGAGCTGGGAGCAGGAACACCTTAACGAAGGTAAATATACTCTCAACATGGTCAGAATTGATGACAAAATTAGAGAAGTCATCACTTTGATTAAGCTGGAAGAAGCTAGAATTGCAGATAGAGAAAATGCAATTATTAATTCAGCTCCAGAAGTGTCAGTAGCCACTTAATAAAACGCTACATTTCCGAAACAATCTTTCGACGACAGTATCGCTTGCACTATGCGTAAATCTACGCTATATTTAAATCAGTATACAATTATTAACCGAATCTAGACGCGTATACTCGACGGCCTAGAGACTAGATTCACAAACTAGGAGAATTAATTATGGCACAAACACTATTTAGAGGACCCGTCTTAGTTGGTAAGAAAAACGAAGCAGGCGTAACTGGATATAATATTACACCAAAAGAATCCGCTTACACTGTCGTTATTACTACTGATTCAGGACAAACCTTTACATCAAAAACTGATGGCACTGTGTTCACTCTACCAGCAATTGCAATTGGAAATGTATTTACATTTGTCAATACTGCAACTGATGGAGCTAACACTTTTACTATTAGTCCTAATTCTAATGATGGTATTTTGTATGCAGGATCTTTAACAGACAATAAAGATTTAATTAATACAAAAGCAACATCAAAAGTTGGGGATTTTGTAAAAATAGCGTCTTTAAATTCTACTGCCCATTGGACAGTAGTTGAGGCTCAAGGTACTTGGGCTAAAGAGTAATAAATAAACTGTGAGCTCCTTCGGGAGCTCACGACTAAGGAAAAAATATGGCAATAACATCAAATGTTAAACAAACTATACCTTTAACCGGAGATGGTTTAGCTCAGAAATATGTGGGCGCAAGCGCCACTACTATTACTAAAGCTAGAATCATGAATGTCTATGGTCAAGCAAGTGCAGCTGACGCTGAAATAAAAATTTATAATGAAGCTGATAGTTCAAAAACAGCTAAAGCATTAGTATTTCACGTTAAGTTTTCAAATGCGGATAACCATGGTCAAAGTTTCACAATTCCTGGAGAAGGCATTTACTGTAATGCAGGAATGTACGTTGATTTAACAAACTGCGATTTCTGTACGATTATTGGTACATTTACATAAGAGGTAGCCAATGGCGAACACTACTTCTGGTACATATGTTTTTGATAAGAACTATGCGATCGATGATGTAATCATGGAAGCATACGAAAGAATAGGTCTTGTCGGAACTGCTGGAAATCAAATCAAATCAGCTAAAAGATCTTTAAATGTTTTATTCTCTGAATGGGGAAACAGAGGACTTCACTATTGGGAAGTAGGAACTACAAACGTTACTTTAGTTGAAGGTCAAGCCGAATATAAATTTTATAGATCATCCGGCGATGGAACTAGCACGGCTTGTGTAGATGACACAGGAACAGCTGATACTTCTATTTATGGAATTACTGACATTTTGCAATGTTCTTTTCGTCAATACAATAATAACAGCGGTGGAACTCAAGCAGATACTACCATGACTAAAATAGATAGATCTACTTATTCTGGTTATGGAAACAAAACAGTGAAAAGTACTCCATCTAATTTCTGGGTTCAAAGATTTATAGCCCACACTACATTAACTATTTACCCTACAGCTAATGCATCTGCTGCAGGATCAGCAAACAAATTAAAAATTTTTTATCAAAAAAGAATTCAAGACGTGGGCGCATTTACAAATGCAACTCAAGTCCCTTATAGATTTGTTCCTTGTATGACTGCTGGATTAGCTTTTTATTTATCACAAAAGTTTTCTCCACAAAGAACACAAGAAATGAAATTATTATACGAAGATGAGTTAGCTAGAGCTTTAGCAGAGGACGGGTCAGCTTCTAGCACGTACATAACTCCTAAAAACTATTACCCAGCAATAACATAATGGCATCTTTTTCATCAGGCAAACATGCATTAATGATTTCAGATCGTTCGGGTGTGGCATTTCCTTATAGAGAAATGGTACAAGAGTGGACTGGAATGTGGGTACATACTTCTGAATTTGAACCTAAACAACCTCAATTAGAACCAAGACCTATTGTTGGAGATCCTCAAGGACTACCTCATATTAGACCATCAAGAAAAGCTTTTGCAACTCCAGTGGTTTTAAATAACAATCCGTTTACTACAACTGCAAGTAACACAAGTGTTACGGTTAAATGTGAAAATCAACCTTGGTCTACAAATGATTATATTAGATTTACAAATGTTGAAAGAGCTGTAGGTGGCGTTGCTAAATCTACTTTAGAATTAACAACTACTTTGAACGGAGATATAACTTCAAGTGCAACAAGTTTAGTATTAGCAGATTCTTCACAATTTGTAGCTCCTGGTTATATTTGTATTCAATTATTTGATAGCGATGGAAATGATGTAAGTGAAACAATTTACTATACAACAAATACTACAGGATCAAATACTTTATCCGGGCTAACTCGGGGAACGGCCGCTACTATTAATGGAGTCACTCCTGAGTCAACTACGGCAGCTGCTCATAGCAGTGGAGCTAAAGTTTATGGCTCTTATAAAATTACAAGACAAACTACAACGGAAAAAATAGCTTCCCCTCCAAGCACTCTTACGGTAAGTAATAGTTTTACGTTTAGTTTAAAAAACAATGCGTCTAGTGCAGAAACAGGCGGAGGATTTTTCTGCTTTGGTGGACCAGTAAATATGAGACCTTAATATGATTAAATATATAAAAGATTTATGGCATAAATGGTTTGGTAAAAAAGAAGTTGTAGTAGAAGCTGCATCTGCTCCTAAACCAGAACACTGCAGTGCTCATAATAGATTTAAAAAAAGCTGTCCCGTTTGTGTGGAGGTTGGTAAATAATGCCAGGATTAAGCGCATCAGGATTAATTACACAAATTAGAAGTTACACTGAAGTAAGTGATACAGTTCTTACAACCGCTGTTTTAGAGAATATTATTTTAAATGCTCAACAAAGAATCATGTATGATGTCCCTATTGATGCAGATAGAAGAACTCAAACTGGAAGTTTAGTAGCTGGTCAACAACAAATTAATGCTCCAGCAGGAGCTCTATTTATTAGGGGTGTTCAAGTTTATGATTCTACATCAGCAACCACTGGAGATAACAGATGGTTATTAAGAAGAGATTTAACGTTTTTACAGGAATATATACCTTCTACAGCTAGTTCTAAAAGAGGATGGCCTAAATATTATGCAGTATCAGACATAGATCCTCCTACAGGATATAGTGATACTACGTCTGGAAGGATACATTTTGCGCCAGTTCCTGATTCAGCTTATACTTTTCAGGTCCATTTTAATAAGGCACCTGACCTATTAGAAGGAAGTGGGACTAATTATATTAGCTTGAATTTCCCTCAAGGTTTATTATACTGCTGTTTAGCTGAGACTTATGGCTTTTTAAAAGGTCCAGCAGACATGTTGACTTTATACGAACAAAAGTATAAAGAAGAAGTACAGAAGTTTGCTTCACAGCAAATTGGAAGAAGACGAAGAGACGATTACACGGATGGTACAGTGAGAATTCCAATCGAGTCACCGCCTCAGTAATTAGGAGATTAAATTATGGCAAATACATCGGCAATGTGCACAAGTTTCAAACAAGAGATCTTGGTTGCAACACACAATTTTACAGCATCAACTGGTAACACTTTTAAAATTGCATTGTATGACAGCTCAGCGACTTTAGGAGCTTCTTCAACTGCTTATTCTTCTTCAGAAGAAATTACAAATACCTCAGGTACAGCTTACACAGCTGGAGGTGCTACACTAACAAGCGTAACTCCAACAACTTCAGGAACCACAGCATTTTGTGATTTTGCTCCTGACATTTCTTGGACATCAGCTTCATTTACTGCGAACGCAGCTTTAATCTACAACTCAAGTGCATCCAACAAAGCGGTTGCTGCAATTGCGTTTGGTGGAGACAAAACTGTTACTAACGGTACATTTACAATTCAATTTCCGACAGCGGACGCTAGCGACGCGATAATCAGAATCGCATAAGGAGGTAGATCCTTATGGCCGATCAAATCTTTTCGGTTGACGGTGTTCAGGGTATAGTTAACCCTACACGTTGGAATGCTCAAAATACACCCTATGGAGAAGGCGCTTGGAATACAGGTGGCTTTACAGCTCAAGATGTTATTCAAGGATGGGGTCATTTATCATGGGGCAGAGCTAACTGGGGTGATCTCGATATTTACGAAGAAGGTTGGGGAAGAAGTACTTGGGGCAATGAGCCTTGGGGCGGTACTCATAATAAAAACGTTTTACTTACAGGTTTATCTGCAACAGCATCCGTTGGTTCTATAACACCAGTAGATCAAGTAATGGGATTAACAGGTCAGTCAGCAACTGGCTCTGTTGGAACTATTGCTCCTGCAGATGTAATGGGATTAACCGGTGTAGCTGGTACAGGTTCCGTTGGATCTATTTCACCAGCAGAAATGTCTGTTGGATTAACTGGAGTTAGCGCAAGTGGCTCTGTTGGATCTATTGCTCCTGCAGATGTAATGGGCTTAACAGGTGTAGAAGGAACTGGCGGAATTGGTAGTGTAATAATTCCAAACGTTGGAGTTCCGTTAACCGGGGTTAGTGCAACAGGAGACGTTGGTGCACCAACTGTTATTTCATTCCCAGTTATTGAACCAGCAGGATTCCAAGCAACAGCTTCTTTAGGAACAGTTATTATACCTAATGATGCAGCGTTAATTAGTGGAGTATCAGGTACAGGATACGTTGGAGATATTTCTCCAGCAGATGTCATGGGCTTAACAGGAGTATCGGG